GTTTATATGAAAAATCTTTTTATAACAGAAATAAAAAAGAAATTTGGCAAATAATAAATAATCATGGAGGGTTAATAGACTTTTTAAAACATGATAATGATCAGCAATATATTGAAGACCATAGCAGCTTAAAAAGTGTATTAAGTTGGTTATCAGTTGAATATGTTGCTCAAAAAATAAGAGATAAAAAGGGGGTATAATGACTGAATTAAAACAAGATCATTTTGAAGTAATTGACAAAAATAAACATAGAATACATGAAGAGAAAAAACAAATGCGAGAGGAATTAGCATTTTTTGTTTTAAATTGTAGCGATTTTAATATGGTAAAAATGTATGAAGAGTTTAAAAGAATTAAAAGAATTAAGACCTAATAAAAAAATTACTTTATTAAAAAAAGCTGATTTTTTAAGTTTTAAACCTGAATTAAAACATTTAAAAGTCGATGAATTAAGAGATCATTTTAAAATTACACATATAATTGACGGCAAATTACGGGACATGAGAGGGTGTTGTTTCAGCTGCATAACACCATTAAGAGCTGATTATACAAGCTCAAAAAGTAATAATTATTGTATTGATTGTTTATAGAATAACCTTAAATTCTGTCCCCACCTATTATTGAAATAACTATTGATTAACATATATTTTTATTAAGTTTTTATAACTTGTCCCCCCGTTGCCGTTAGGTTATTAACTTGCAAAAATCCGAGAGCCGTGAGCCTTCCAAAACTTATTGAGGGCGCTTGTCCGTGAGCCGTGATTCATGGATCATTAACCGCTTGTGCGTTATTACATGAAAATTCTAGCTTGTGCCTTGAAAAATAAAATAAAAAATAAAAATTTCTTAAATTATTAAAGGGTCATCTTCGCAATAATAACTTAATTTATTGCCGTCAATATATTTAACAAGATGACCCTCTAATAATATCCGTAGGTTTTAAAGGCCATAACCTACGGATGATGGGCCGTGAACCAATGGCCACGGCTCATGAAACTTTAATAATTCTGAACTATTAATTTTTCAGAATTAGGAATTTTTAAAACAATTGTGTTCTGTTCCAAATGCTCTAAATCTTCAACATCATAGTTTTTTTTAACATCTTCAAAGCTGTCAAATTCTGTATATTCACAGCAATAAGCGATTGGATCAAATTCTAGCTCTTGATCCGTATCTTGTTCATATCGGGTCAAATGATCATATAAAACGGTTAAGCCGTCATAACTAAAATTTTCGGGTCTGATCTTTTTAAACTCATTTTTAAAATCAAACTCATTTATTGTTTGTTTCATATATTGTCCTTTTTTTATTTTTATTTTATCCTATTTTATCCTTGATATTTATTTTAAATTAAAATATTAATCAAGGTATATTTTCAAATTTTTGAAAATAAATATAAACGAACGCAAGGATATAAAATGACAAAAGACCTAAAATATAATGAAGACTATGTTTTGTTAAATATAGCAGCTCGAGGTTATATTAAAAAAATCAATGATGATTTATTTGATTTCTATAATCAACCTTATATGGCTTTTATACCTGCAAAAAGAAGAGCTCAATTTAAAGCTATTATGACAAAATTGGTTGAATTAGAACCGAGTTCAAAAGATTTAAAAGAACTTGAACAACCAAAAAAATCAGAGCCGATACAATTATCATTCGGCTTTTAATATCTCTCAATTAGTTAGTTAACCAGATCCGTGTTTCACGGATCTGGTTTTTTTATGCGCTGAGCCGTGACCCGTGGCGCGTGGTCATTTAATCTAATAGAGGTACCAACGCGACACCAAAAATTGAAAGTGTCGAAGACCCCATACCCCCTTTTTACTAGATAGGGATCCTAATGTATGTATATATATGCTTGATTTATATAGCCGTACCCTGTAAAAAACTTATCAAACATCTATTAAGATGCGAAAAAAAATTTTATAAAATTTTTTTATGAATTTAGATAATATAGATATAAGTAAGCTACCTGCTGATATACGAAAGACCTTCAAGCAACTTCAGGTATTGCACGCTGAAAAAAAGATACAGAATAAGGCTAAGAATGATTTCTTATCTTTTGTCAAATGTGTATGGCCAGATTTTGTAGAGGGGTCCCACCACAGGCACATTGCAGAAAAATTTAATCAATTAGCCACGGGCGAAATAAATCGTTTGATAATCAATATGCCACCGAGGCATACCAAATCAGAATTTGCATCTTATCTTTTACCTGCGTGGATGGTGGGCCGTGATTCAAAACTCAAGATCATTCAAGCAACCCACACGGCAGAGCTCGCAATAAGATTTGGTCGTAAGGCTAAGAATCTTATAGACTCAGAGGATTATAGAAAAATTTTTAAAACAAAACTTCAAGAAGATAGTAAAGCTGCAGGGAGATGGGAAACTTCCGATGGTGGTGAATATTATGCTGCGGGTGTTGGCGGTGCGATCACGGGCCGTGGAGCAGATTTATTAATCATTGATGATCCGCATTCAGAGCAAGACGCATTATCCAAAGCATCACTAGAGCGAGCTTACGAATGGTACACGTCAGGACCTAGGCAACGTTTACAACCTGGTGGTAAAATTATTTTGGTAATGACGAGATGGAGTACAAAAGATTTAACAGGTGCGTTGATCTCTTCACAGAAAGAAGCTAAATCAGATCAGTGGCACGTGGTTGAATTTCCAGCGATCATGGATCACGAACCAGTGTGGCCTGAGTATTGGAAGCTAGATGAATTAGAAAAAGTAAAAGCTGCACTACCTGTTGCTAAGTGGAACGCACAGTGGATGCAAGAACCAACTAGTGAAGAAGGTGCAATAAAACGTGAGTGGTGGCGGATATGGAAGAACGATTGGATCCCTAACATTCACCACGTTATACAATCTTACGATACAGCATTCTTAAAAAAGGAAACAGCGGATTATAGTGCGATTACTACCTGGGGAGTTTTTTATCCAAGCCAAGATGAAGGAGCGAATCTTATGTTATTAGATTCAATCAAGGGTCGGTATGAGTTTCCAGAACTTCGAAGGCTTGCATTAGATCAATATAAGTATTGGAATCCTGAAACAGTTATTATTGAGGCGAAGGCTTCTGGTTTGCCTTTAACCTATGAGTTGAGGAAAATGGACATCCCAGTAATGAATTTCACTCCTTCACGTGGAAACGATAAGCATGCCCGTGTAAATGCTGTTGCACCTCTGTTCGAATCTGGTATTATCTGGGCTCCTGAACAAAAGTTTGCAGAAGAAGTAATCGAAGAATGTGCAGCCTTTCCGTTTGGGGATCATGATGACTTGGTTGATTCCACGACACAAGCGATCATGAGATTTAGACAGGGTGGATTACTCACTCACCCAGAAGATTACGTGGATGAAATTAAAGAGCAAAAGAAAAAGGTTTATTACTGATGGCTGAATATAAAATAGATTATAAATTAACTGCTCCTCAAACATATGATAGAGGAGATGTAGGAGAAAAAAATACTAAACTTTCTAGAGACACTCAAAGAGGAACTGTTACAGTTAATGCGCCTAACTTTGAAGAAGCTAAGAAAAAAGCAAAACCTTTAATTAAAAACTCTAAAACATTTAGTAATTTTTCTTCAAGACAATCTTTTGATTCACCAAGAAAACCTAGTATCAAAATTTTAAAACCTATTAAAGCTGCAGGTGGTAGTAAGGGCAGTGATGGTACTGTACAAATTCAAGAAAAACTTTTAATTAGAGATACTAAATTTAAAGGTGGTTTAATCAGAAAACCTAAACTAGCAATCAAAGGATATTAATGTCAGAACTTACAGATAAGTATTCAAAAAATTTTAGTCCATCAAAAAAGAAAGCATTCGAAAAACGTGTAAGTGATAATTTAGGTGCAATGTCAGAATTATCAGCGATACAATTAGTATTAGCGGAGATGCGAGCTGAAGGAATGAAAGATGGTGGAATTACTTTAAAAATATCTCCATATCTTGAAAGAAGATTTAAGATGTATAAAGATTTAAAAAGTAAAGGCTATAAAGATAGAACGTTAAATAAATATTTAAGACCAGGAGAAAAAGAATTATTTGAAAAATATAGAACTTTAAATGCAAAAGGAGGTATGGTTGATAAGCCTCTTGGTTCAGGAGGAGTAAAATCTGGCCCACCGCCANAGAGAGGTCCAGATTCACAAGGGTTGAAAGTTCCATTAAAACAGGTTAAGACATAAGATTGGAGAAATTTAAATGGCAGATATAGACAAATCCCTTCCGAACGAAGTTCGAACAGAAGTAGAGATACCAGCTGAAGAAGTTGTAGAGCAAGAAGAGATTGTAGAACAAGGTCCAGTAGAAGTTACACCTGAAGAAGATGGTGGTGCAACTTTAAATTTTGAACCAGGTGCAATCAATGTACCAGGAACAGAAAATCATTTTGATAATTTAGCAGACATTTTACCAGACGATATTTTAGAACCACTCGGTAATGAGATGGTGCAAAACTATATGGATTATAAAACATCCAGAAAAGATTGGGAGCAATCTTACATACAAGGTTTAGATCTTTTAGGATTTAAATACGAAAATAGAACAGAACCTTTTCAAGGAGCAAGTGGTGCAACACACCCAGTGCTCGCTGAAGCGGTTACTCAGTTTCAAGCGCAAGCTTACAAAGAATTATTACCTGCAGAAGGACCAGTTAGAACACAAATTATCGGTGCACCTAGTTCACCTGTAGAACAACAATCACAACGTGTTAAAGACTTTATGAACTATCTGATCATGGATCAGATGCAAGAATACGAACCCGAGTTCGATTCTATGTTGTTTCATTTACCATTAGCAGGATCAACTTTTAAAAAAGTTTACTACGATCAGTTAATGGGAAGAGCGGTGTCAAAATTTGTACCCGCTGAGGATTTGATTGTTCCGTATACGGCTACCTCATTGGACGATGCGGAATCAATCATCCACACATTAAAAGTTTCAGAGAACGATTTAAGAAAACAACAAGTCAATGGTTTTTATTCTGATGTTGAATTATCAGCACCAGGTGTTGACACTAATAATGAATTAGAAAAGAAGGAAAGAGAATTAGAAGGAACTAAAAAAACTGGAAAGAACGAACCGATGTATACGGTTCTTGAGTGTCATGTTAATTTAGATTTAGAAGGATTTGAAGAAGTTGACTCTAATAACGAACCTACAGGTATTAAGCTCCCTTACATTGTTACCGTTGAAGAAGGTAGCAGGAAGGTTCTATCTATTAGACGTAACTACAATCCCGATGACCTAAAGAAAACAAAAATCCAATATTTTGTTCATTTTAAATTTCTACCAGGTCTTGGATTTTATGGCTTCGGGTTGATTCATATGATTGGCGGATTGAGCAGAACTGCAACGGCTGCTCTCCGTCAATTACTAGATGCAGGTACGTTATCTAATTTACCAGCAGGATTTAAACAAAGAGGTGTTAGAGTTAGAGACGAAGCCTCACC